CGTCGATGTAGTCATCCGCGCTAGGGTCGGTGCGTTGCAGCTCGTATAGTGCCAATACCTGCATCTCGTATTGCAGTAGCAGGCTGTTCAGTTCCAGTTGCTTGGGTGTCATTTTGGTTCTCCGTGATGTTTGCCGTCCTCGATGGCGTTGGAAAAGAGGATAACCAACGCCTGCGCTTCGGGCATGTGCGGGTTAAGTTTGGCGCTCTTGCGCAGCCACGCCACAGTCGCGGCGCGCTCGGCCTCCACGCCGTCGTTGTAATGCACGGCAGACGTGCTGCCAGCGGCGCGTGACTTCGCGCGCATCTTGGGCCTGTTCTTCTCCTGCCATACCGGATGGTACTTTGCGCGGTGGGCCTTAACGACGTCGGGGTTCTTGGCCTTGTACCGTTGCGCTCTAATGCACGAACATATCCGGCAGTAAATCTGCCCTCGATTGTTGACGCGGGTGTTCTCAGGCGTGTACTCGTGCCCATGTACGCAGTGTGTCTTTGTCATGCTCCCACCTTCTCTTGTTGCTTGATGTAGACCGCCTCGTCGAGCAGCTCCTCGCGCAGCGTGTGCAGCGCGGCCAGCCGGTCGAAGTGGGTGTTGCGGTCGGCGACGAGCCGCTCGATGTCACCGAGGTAGTCGCGTCCGCTTGGCGCGGCCTGCTTGAGCGCCTCGATGGCGTCCATCAGGTGGTCCATCGCGTCGCGGCGGGGCTGGATGAGGTCGAAGGCGTCAGTGCCGTTGTTGTTTAGGATTGGTCGTATCATGGTGGTGTCCCTTATTTCGTTGTTGGTCTGATTGTCTGTAAACAGTTTGAGGGCAGCGTCAAGCGGCTATGACGTTGCCGTTTACGATTGTGGTCACCTCGATGCCGTCGTCCGTCCAGCGGTGGTCGAGGGTGCGGTATGTGCCTTGGTCCATCTTGCTGAAGGCTATGGCCGCCTCGACGGCCATGTGCGCGTAGCGGAAGGTGGCGACCAGCTCCCACTCGTGGGTGTCGGCGTCTCTCTGTTGTAGGTCGATAAGCATATTGGTGTTCCCTCTTTCGTTGTTTATGGGGTGAAAATCCCAGGAGTTAGCTGGATTTTTTCACGTTCTGTGGGCTGTAGAAACCTTCTCCACGAATGTCGCTGTCAACCTTAACTCTTTTTGCGGTAACCTTTGTAACCACACCAGATGTCCAGCAATCGGCATCTTGCCAGCTATTGCGAACCCAAACTTTCTCTCCGATCTCATAAGACATGGTGTATCTCCGTTGTTGGTCCGATTATCTATAAACACATTTGAGGTCATGTAAAGCCCTCATACGTAAAAAATTACACGTGTTACATTTGTTTGCAATCATGTGGTTTACACCATCTGATAAGGCCCCGCAACCAAAGCGTTTACACCATGTCCCACGACGTCCCATGGTGTCTGGTGGTACGCGGGTCAAAGTACCGACCCATGAGAGTATACAGGTTCCCTGTACTCATGGTGCGGGACCCATGGGTCAGATGGGTGGGTCAGAAAAGTGGTGGGTCAAAAAGTTGATCCTCCTCTCGTACCACCAGTCCCGTGACGCTCGTGGTGCAGATGGGTCATTGCAATGGGTTCTGATTGCTGGTAATCCTGAAGTACTAGGGGAATAGAAATGAAAATGTACAAAGGAAGAAAACCTCGGACCGATGGCTGGGAGCAAATTGGTGTGATTGAGAACGACAACCAGTGGCTGGTGTTCGTCAAGGAGAGCGCCGACAGCCAGTGGACGTCGGTGAAGGTTGCTGCCGCTGATCGCGTTCAGGGTAAGGCCAACTACTGGCTTGGTTGGGACGGCAAGCGCTTCGCTAACTTCAAGGACACGCTCGCGGCGGCGCAGCACCGCCCTGAGCTGCTGCACAAGGTTGAGCGGCTGCTTGAAGGGTATAGTTTGTTCTAGCCTCTTGCGCTTGCTTCAGCGCGGTGTTATTTGGCCCCTTGTGACTGGTAGCACTGTGTAAACGAACGGAGCATGCAGACGATGCCGTACCCGGCAAAGAAGACCGAGAAGTTGGTGGCGGAGGTGCTTGAGCGCCTGTCGCTCGGCGAGACGTTGACGTCGATCAGCCGCGACTTGAAATTCAGCACGATGTCGTGGCAGCGGTGGGTCAAGGAAGACGAAGCGTTGTGCGCCGCGCACGCGGAGGCTAGAGCCGCTGGCGCAGACGCAGTCGCCGACCACGTGCTCGAGATCGTGGACGCACCACCTGAACGCTTCGAAGGCAAGATCGACAACGGCTCAATAAGCTGGGCGCGCAACCGCGCAGAGTTCCGCCTCAAGCTGCTCGGCTCATGGCAGCCATCGAAGTACGGCAACAAGGACAACGAAAATTCCAAGAAGGGCGACAAGGACGTTCCTGAAATCGACACCGACGAACTGATGCTGCGTCTCGGCGAGCGTCTTCTCTCCACAAAGCGCGACGCCGAATGAAGCTCGCCCTGTTCGTCAATCCATGGCGTCGCGTCCGCGAACTTGAAGCCGACGCGAAGATACACGCGACCGAGAAGTATGCGCTCAACCACGCGCTGCATCTGGCCAACGAGCGTTACGACAAAATCCGCGCAGCCAACGCCGAACTGCGCGAAACCCTGACGCTCTACCGCAATGCTTGACGATCTCGCCATCGACCTGTCCCTCGTCCGTAAGCTCCCACCGGAGAAGAAGGTGTACATCGAGTGGCAAGAGCGCTGGTCGCAGACGGCGCGGCCAAACCAAATACCGCAGGCCGACTTCAGCGAGTACGGCTTCATGGCTGGGCGCGGCTTCGGCAAGACACGCATCGGTGCCGAGTGGCTCGGTGCCAAAGCCTATGGCACGCGCAACACATACTGCGCCGTGATCGCGCCGACCTATGCTGACGTCAAGCACACGTGCTTCGAAGGTGAGAGCGGCCTGCTCAACGTCATCCCCGAGGCACTCATCAAGCGCTACAACAGCTCGGACCTCGTCCTCGAACTGAAGAGCGGCACGACGATACGCGGCTTCACGAGTGAGAAACCCGCTCGCCTCCGGGGGCCGCAGCACGAGTTCATATGGTGTGACGAGCTTGCCGCGTGGCAGAACGCCGAAGAGACATGGGACATGGCCATGATGGGCCTGCGTCTGGGCCGCGCGCCGAAGGTGGTGTGGACAACGACACCGCGCCCGGTCGAGCTGGTCCGCAAGCTGATCGTGCCGAAGGCTGGCCGCGTCATCATCTCCGGCGCGACGTTCGACAACAAGGCGAACCTGCCCGATCGGTTCTTCGAGCAGCTCGAGCAGTACGAGGGCACGACCATCGGTCGGCAGGAACTGTACGGCGAGCTGATCGACCCGAGCGAGAACGGCGTCATCAAGAAGAGCTGGTTCAAGCTGTGGCCGTCGAAGAAGCCGCTGCCCGCGTTCGACTGGATCATCATGTCCCTCGACACCGCGTTCACCGAGGCGACACGCGACACGAAGAGCGGCGACGCCGACTACACGGCGTGCAGCGTCTGGGGTGTGTTCCAACACGACGAGAAGGGCTACGCCATACTGCTCGACTGTTGGCAAGAGCAGCTCGGCATGCCCGACCTGATCAAGCGCGTGAAGAAAGAGATGAACACGTCATACGGCGACGACCAAGACGTCGCAGTGATCAAGCCCATGTTCGGCAGCTCAAAGCCGCTGACATCTGGGCGCAAGCCAGACATCCTGTTGATCGAGGACAAGGGGAGCGGCATCAGCTTGAGACAGATGCTTGAGCGGGAAGGGATACTGGCGCACGCCTACAACCCCGGTCGGGCAGACAAGCTGGCGCGCCTGCATGTGGTCAGCCCCGTGTTCGCACGGCGCAGGGTGTTCCTGCCAGAGAGCGACAAGTTCCCCGGCAAGCCGCGCGTCTGGGCCGACCCGCTGGTGGCGCAGCTATGCAGCTTCACCGGCAAGGGCAGCATCAAGCACGACGACTTCGTGGACAGCACGACGCAGGCCATGCGCCTGATGATGGACAAGGGATTGCTCGGCTCGCTGGTCGACAAGAAGCAACACATCGACAAACCACCGCCGAAGGTGATACAGAACCCGTATGGGCAATAAGGATTAGGCAATGATCGAGGAAGAAGACATCATCGAGGGCGAAGTCGTTGAGTTCGACGGCGAGGACGTGACCGACGTTGAGGACACCGAGGACGGTGGCGCTATCGTCACGCTCGACGAGAACGGACCAGCCGCAGGCGAGAGCGAGTTCTACGACAACCTCGCAGAAACTATGCCCGAACCGGACCTAAAGTCACTGGCATCGAAGTTCCTCGAACTGATCAGCAAGGACAAAGAGGCGCGCAAGAAGCGCGACGAGCAGTACGAAGAAGGCATCCGCCGCACAGGTCTGGGCGACGACGCCCCCGGCGGCGCGCAGTTCAACGGCGCATCGAAGGTCGTGCACCCGATGATGA